TTTGCTAAACCATTTCTCAGTATCTACCTTCTTAATGGGCAAATCTGAGCCGTTGTACCGCAGCTTGTCTTTGATCGTGGCTGCGTCCCGGCACATCGCATAAGAGCCAGAGTAAACCGTCCATTGGCCTTGCGCGTTGAAGTAGCCCGATGCCGTATTTTCGAATTGGACTTTGGTCGCGGTCGCGGTTTCGGCTTGAATTGGTGCGCCGCCGGTGGTGATGGCCTCAACCAGGATATGGCAATCCAGGCCCGATGTCGTGATGACTGGCAGGGCCGAAAGCGCCGATGTGGTGGTCTTGGTGCCTGCTGCGGTAAATGTCAGTGTCTCGGAGCCCACAACCACCGAACCAGCGACATCGGTATGACCCGCCACGGCTGATATTGTGACCTTGCACCGAAAAGCAACGGACGGCAGGGAGCCGGTTAGGGTGAGCGTTGCCGCCGCGGTGCCATCGTATAGCTCATGATTACCATATGTTATGATATAGGCATCTTCCGGGAATTTCAGGATTCGGAAACCACCACGTGCGCTCGGGCTGCTGACGGGGGCCGGAGTGGTGGAATCGTATAACGGGCCTAGCTCATGGTCTAGGTCGGTTGTGCCGATGTCCGTGTCATCAATCAACACATACCGCTTTGCCATTCAGAGCACTCCAGCGGTGGTATCTATGAAATCCTTGAGCAAGTCGTATCCTCTTTTCGGCAATCCGAAATATCGGTTTGCAGCGCCGGAAACGAACGTTACCGAAAGCTTGCCCCGAGAGAAGCTTTGAATCCCCGCTTCCTGGAGGGACTTCTCGGAGATGTCGGAGTCGTCCGAAAGGAGCCCGAGGGCTATCCAGCAGCATGCATCTTTGACCTTCTGAGGTACAATTGGCAGGTCGGTACCATGATCATAATCCAAGAGCACCCCATCTATCCACCTGGGGAACTCAAGCGTTTGGGTCAGGCCGTCGGAGTTGCCGTCTTTCTGAGCGCCGTTCTCGATATAAGACGGCTCATAGCGTTCTCCCCTGAGAGGGAGTGCGTCTATGATGGCCGTGGCGTCCTGGAGGGCGGCGATTTGCTCAGCCGAAGTTGCCGCGGTCCAGTCGCTCGTACCCCGCCTCTTCGCGAGGAAGGTCGTGCAAGCTTCGACAGTGTCAACGTAAGAATCAGAGACTGCGGTGCTAGTAATATAAATACCCCCACAAATAATTTAATCGAAGCTGACCTCGCCGGCGCTGCTCTATAGCCAGTGTCCGTGGGATGCCACAAATGTCGCCCGCGCCTCGCCCCTGCCAATAATAATCAGTGTCCATGCCAAATCCCGATATTGTTATTATTCAAATGTAATCAACCCATTTGTGGCTATGAAATCTGAAAGGGTGGTCATTCAAGACCCTTCCCTTTCTTCGGTTTGGCATCGTCTAGGATCTCATAGTCTTCCGGCTGCTCTTTGACCCGCGCGCCGGTGGGAGATTTTTCGTCTATCTCCCACTCAACACCGGTTCGCTTGACCCTGATTCTCATTTGGGGTTACTCCCGGACCTTCAGAACGGCCAGCTTGCCCGTCAGATTCAGGCTGGAAATCTCCAGGTATCCGGTATTGTTCATGAACCGGGCAGACTCCAGCGGGCCGATATATTTCACCTCTTCAATGCCATCTGTCCAATTGGATATGGTCAGGTTGCCCATACCGGATCTGAATGCGGGGGGATTGTCTCCGGCCATGATGCTCAGATAATTTGTGTCATTGACGCCAGTAACATTCACCAGGAGGATCAGATCATAGCCGGCGGGCCACGCATAGTTGTTATACGATCCGTTGCCCATAAGGGCGGTCCAAGCAGTAGGCGCGGCGGCGTAATCATTGTATTCATCGAGCGAAGAGACTGCGGTGATCGGGGTGATGGTTATCGCGGATGCCATGCCTGCCAGCATGGTCATTGCCAGAATGCTGAAAAGAAAAATATTTCTCATCTTCTCACCTCAAGCAATATTGCAGGTCAGGACGCCGAGCATCTCGGGATAGACGACCTTAGCGCCAAAGACATTCAGGCCCTTGACAGCATCGGCGAACCTCTTCTCAGGCCGGTAGCCCTCGACTTCGGTGATCTGGGATGCGTAAGAGATCGCGTCACCCACGCCGAACATGATCTTGTATTTCGTGCCGGCGGTGTTCGGCACATTGTGAGACTGTAGGACCGTGAACCCGGCGGCCTTTCCAACAATACCATTCCTAAGAGCCTGATCGCTTCCGGACTCGTTGGCCTTCACGAATATGGGCTCCTTGAGCAGCCTGCCATAGAACCAGGGAGGCACAATAACCCATCTGCCCTCAGTCGGAACCTTGCTGTCGGTCAGGGCGACCGCTGCATCCACCAGGAGGTTATAGCCGTTGCTGGGGTCGCCGGCGGTGTTGTTGGGTACCTTTGGTACTGCATCTGTGCCTATCAGGTTAGCGGCGGCGGCGTCAGTGTAGAGGCTTGCTATATACTGATCGATAGCATCCCGCATGCCGTACCCGGCCCGGAGCATGGCATTGGCCATTACCTTGGGTTTGGTCTGGGCCTTGTCAATATCATCAACTTGAAAATTAAAATATTTCTGTTGATTAATTGTCAGGGTTGTCTGAGCGTCGGTCAGGGTCTCGGGATCGCCGATGTTGGTGTTCTTGACATAGTTTCCGACTGTCACGGGTCCGATGCCATTGATTTTGACAGAGGAACCTGCCCCGGAAATTTCGCCCTCGTAGTCTCTATTGACCACGCCCGGCTGTGCATATACGAGGAACTTTTCCAAGTTCCTGGCAATTTCGTTAGCCCATATTGCAGGGATAAAGTTGTTGAGAGTCATTTCAAAACATCCTTAATAATGGGCAATAGATGATGCCCATCACGTTATTTGGCCCGCTTCCATTGCCTTCATGATATCAGCCCTATTGGCATCATATTCTTCCGGCGTCATGGCGCTTAGTTGGGCCTTTGTGAACTTCTTGATACTGTCCTTGACAGGAGGTTTGCCAGATCCGTTTGCGGCGGGCTTACCTTCCGCTTCTGGTGCTTTGCCGATCCATCCGAGAGCCACAAGTTCCTGCACATCTGCAGAGATCTCCTCTTCAGTGGTGCCGGCCACGCGCTTGAGCAGACTGTCCACCTTTTCAGGAGGAGCCCCCGCCCGGAGCAGAGCTTTGGTTTTCGTTAGCTCTAGCCTGGTGCCGGTCAGTTCAGTATCCTTGTCTGCAAGGTCTTTGGTCACCTTCTCCAGCTTCTTTTGGAGCTTTTCCAGCTCTCCAAGATCCTTGCCCTTGAATTCCTCGATCTGAGCAGTGAGTTCCTCGATTTGCTTCTGGAACTTCTTTGCAGTCGCTTTCTCTGCTTGAGATGCCCGATCTGAGAACATCTTGTCCAGCTCTTCCTGAGTGAATTCACGTTTCTTTTCCGCTGGTTTTGGTTCCGGCGTCGGAACATTACCGCCTTCAGGCGTAAGAGTGTCAATAGGTTCTGTCATAGTGGTACCACCATCAGTTAGGGCCGATGTCGCCCATCCTCCGGTAAGCCCGGAGTGGCTTGTTTGTAAAACTATAATTAGAAATTCGTGCTGTTCTCTTCTCGGAGCCGGCCAGTCGCAGCAGCGATCATGCTTTCCGTCTCAGGATCGTCTACCATTTCGGCCAGTGCCTCTTTGGGGATGATCTTGCAGATGATCGCCGCCCGCAGGGCGGTTGCCCCATCGATAACGCCCTGAGCCTTCAGGGTGCCGATTGCTTGCGCCTTGGTGAGCCGGATCTGTGCCCTCTCCATCGGGTCATCGGGGATACCGTCCTTGAGACGAACTGTGACGTCTTCGGGCTCGTAGGCTTGCGCGCCTTCGACCTGGAGAGCAGCGTCCAATTTGCTCTTGAGGCTTTGTACCTGGGGGATGGCGGCTTTGAGCGCCGTTGCGAACTTCCGCACTTTACTCAGGGACGGGATCAGCCTGATCCGCAGAGCAGTACCACTTTCTGCCGTGCCCTGCCCCTGGCCGGCCAGGAGCACTGGGGAGAGCTTCAGCTTGATGAGAAGCTGCTGCATGGTCTGTTCTATCTCGCGTTCCACCGACGCAAGATCAGCCTGCCAGGTGAGATACGAAGAAGGCACATCACCTTCCTTGGTAATAATAGCATCTTCTGTCTTGAAAACGCGCCTCTGGAGGGCGTGGTCGAAGGGTGCGGCAGTCTCCGGCACCACTGGGATTGGCCGATTGAACTTCGCCAGAGTTTCGAATCTGAAAGCAAAAGCCCTATCGAGAGTCTCTATTAGACTGTGAACAGATGGAGTATAATCAGACCGCCCATATCGCCTGTCGCTACTGAGTGCATTGTCGACCCGGACGACAAGCATTTGAGCGCCCGCGTCCTTGCCGAACGGGTATTGCTTGCCTTCTTCGTCCACCTGATAGCCGGCGAACGCCGGGAACTCTGATAGAGGGACTTCGGCATTCAGCTTACCATCCTTCAACCAGAAGACCTTGTGTGTGATGCTGCCCGGCTCGTGGATGGTCAGCTTGACATACGACTTTTCGCCTTCCTTGAACTCTGCGAAAAAGACGTAAGCTGTGACCTTCCGGATGTTTCCCGGGTCGGTCACTAGGTAGACGGTCTCCGGATTGGCGGCGGTTATGCCGTCCTGGCTGATCTCATAGAGCCCGATGCCACACCGGGAGACATCGATAAAGACCTCTTCATCTGGCGACGGGTAGACCTTCGGGGCATCGATCTCAGGGGCTTCGCCGAGAAGCAAATCCATGTAGTTGGTCGTCGCGGTTTCGGCAAGCCCGAGGATGATAGGCTGCTTCTTGTCATCATGCAGCTTGTCATTGATGTAAGCGTTATACTTCGGAAAAATATCAAGATGTAGCTCCTCATAGAGCTTGCGATTCTTCTGGTGCTCTGCTATCCGGTCGCGTTCGTCCTGATCAGCCGGAG